TATCTAGACCGTGACCCCATAATCGCTGCACAAATGTCATGTGACAAACACGTTGTCAAGATGATACTTGAGTCTGCTCAAATGTTATGCACCGCACATCGTGTCTGTGATGGTGATGAGTATGCTGACAAGATGGGCCTATACAAGATGGCTCACAAGAATCACCCAAGCACCATTTGGGTTCGTTCATCCGAGGACAACTATGATTGGTTGTGGCAACACATGTGCGCTCTTATGAAAGAATATACGCATCGTTATGGTAAGAGACATGCCACAGAGCGTCTAATTGATCCATTGTGCAATGCGCCAGATTTCGTTGGTGACGGTGAGTTTACTGATCCACCCCAGTGTATGCCTGACTACTGTAAAGGTGAGGACACAGTTCTTGCATATCAGAACTACTATATACTAGAGAAATCAGGATTTGCAAAGTGGACCAAACGAGAAAGCCCAATATTTTTTGTGGAGAAATACGATGCAGCGAGAACCGTATTGGGACTACATGGCTCGGAGACTCAAAGAGGAACAACCAGTGTATAACTCTCTTCATTTCAAATTAGACGATCAAGAAAAGACCAAAATCTCAGCAAAATTCAATGAGGTTGATTTCTTAAAGAACGAGGTTTACCAATTACAGGAGAGTTTGCAGGGATCATACAAGAGAATAAAAATTCTTAATGAAACAATCAACGAGCAGCGTGACAAGATTTTCCAATTAGAGAGCCAGGACCAATTGGAATTTAAATTTTAACGGAGTATATAATGACATCTCATAATGTATTTTCATATGTCCCAATTATGAAAAATGACTTTATTCTAAAAACATCAATTGAAAAGAAAACATGTGAAGAATTAGTTGAAGCCACGAAAGATATGCTTGACGAGGATATTGAAGATAACCTCAGTAATGTTAGGCGCACAATTTGGGAACTTCATACTGAAGATAGTGTCGCTCCAATCATCCATAAGATTATGGACCATGCGAATTTCTGCATCAGGACAAGATTGAACTATCCACACCCAAATCAAAATCAACCACCATTTTTTGACAACAGCATGTTTCACTATGTGTTTGCAACATTCAATTCATGGGTGGCTCATTACAAAGATAAGAGTTTTGTTGAACCACACCGTCACATAGAGTATCCCAATTACTACTCTTGTGCCCTATATCTGTCTACAGGTGGTGAGGAAACTAGTTTGTCTTTTTTATCTGATGAGGCACCATCATTTAATCAGAATAAATTAAAGATACCATGCAAAGAGGGAGACATGTTAATTTTTCCATCAAACTTGATTCACTACACAAATGATACTTTTGATAAAAGAATAGTTATGTCTGCAAACATGTATGCTGGATTTTGTCCTAATTTTATGAATGAAGGCAATCCAAAAGCAAATGAGACTACAGGAGAAGAATAATGCCAACGTACACCTTTATGAATGCAGAAGCTGGAATAGAATATGATGTAACCATGCTCATATCGGAATATGATGATTATATAAAAAATAATCCAAAGGCGGAGAGAGTGTATCAACCAGTGGCCATTGCTGGTGACCATATGATGGGTGTTGGTCCTAAAACTGATTCTGGGTTTAATGATGTAATGGGAAATATCGCTGATAATAATCCTTTGTCTCCTATGGCAGATAAGTATGGGACATCTAGGACTGCTAGTCAAAGAAAGGCGAAGGATTCATTTACCAAAGTTACTAAAAAATATAAAAGTAAATTAGATAATCTAAATAAATAGAAATGGTGCAGGCGAGAACATCAAACTTCAGCACCGATGCACAGCGTCTATGTAAGCTGGGAAGTCAATCCGCCTATGCATCAGAGGGGAGTGCCCGGATCACTCCCCTCACCTTAATATAAAATATAAGAATGAGAAAGAAATGGCCTCAAAGAAAAACAAAGAAATAAACATGAACGATTTGGTTACGATTAAACCAATCACAGACAATCAAAAAGAAATTTTTTCCACATGGAAGAAAGGACTAAACCAATTTTTGTTTGGTGCAGCAGGGACAGGAAAAACTTTTGTCTCAATGTATCTTGCTCTACAAGAAGTTATGGATTTGAAGAAATCAGCCGATAAAGTTATTTTGGTTCGGTCACTCATTCCAACTAGAGAAATTGGTTTTCTCCCAGGCGACGAAGAGGATAAATCTGCACTGTATCAAGTGCCATATAGAAATATGGTTCAATTTATGTTTGAGATGCCTAATGAACAGGCATTCAATGGTTTGTATGATAAACTAAAATCACAGGGTAGTTTGTATTTTCTGTCAACTTCTTTTCTAAGGGGATTGACATTTGATAATAGTATCATTATAGTAGATGAATGTCAGAACTTAAACTTTCACGAATTAGATACGATTATCACTAGGGTAGGCCAAGATTCTAAGATTATGTTCTGTGGAGATTTCGGTCAAACAGATTTAATTAAGAACAATGAAAAAAATGGACTACACGATTTTATGCGTATCCTAGAGGAAATGAAAGAATTTAATTGCACAGAGTTTACGATTGGTGATATTGTAAGGTCTGGCTTTGTGCGAAGTTATTTAATCAACAAGACAAAAATGGGAATTGGTTTGGAGTAAATATTATGGAAATATCATACAACACAAAAACGGCATTAACTCTAATGTCATGTAATTTTGGTTTTGAAATTGCAAAAGAGCTTAATGATTACCTTGAGGAAAGTGTATTTGATGAAAATATAGATGCGTCTGGTAGTTTAGTTGGTCAAATTAAAAATCATGAAAATTCTGCTCAATTAATTTTTCCTCATGATGACGATGATGTTGGGGAACAATTTGCTGAATACTTGTGTAGGTTGGCTAATCAATATATGGGACATGCTGAATCTGATGCTGTGACTGATAACAATGGATGGGTTGATCGTTCAATAACAGGTAATGAAAAGAAATATAATCCAAAAGTAAAATCTATGTGGGTCAATCGTAGTTACGCTGGAGATTATAATCCAGAACATGATCATCCATCTGATGCCGACATTGGTTTATCTTGTATCATGTACTTGACAATTCCAATGGGTATCTCCAGTGGGGATGGTAGTTTAGGTTCTACATCACTTACAGGTGCCTCTGGTGTGACCGATGGTTACACTCGTTTTTGTTGGGGAACTAACACTACAACTGATATAAAGAAGTTAAAACCAAGCACAGAGCAATATGTTAAACCAGAGATAGGACAGTTATTGATGTTCCCATCTTGGTTGAATCATAGCGTGCTGCCTTTCACTGGTGAAGGGGAGCGCAGAAGTCTATCTGCAAACATAAACATGTTTCCCGTTGAAGAGGAAGAATAAATATGGATATTGATAAACTTAGAAAACAGCTGGAAATTGATGAAGGATGCGTATGCGAAATTTATAATGATCATCTTGGTTATGCTACTTTTGGTATTGGTCATTTGGTCATTGAATCTGACGCCGAGCACGGTCAATCGGTCGGAACATCTGTCTCTGCCGATAGAGTTGTTGAAGCCTTCGAGTCGGATGTCCAAAGCGTCTTGTCAGACTGCAACATCCTTTATCCAGACTTCGATGATTTGCCGGAAGAAGCTCAACAAGTAATTGCAAATATGATGTTCAACATGGGCCGCACTCGTTTGAGTAAATTCAAGGGTATGAAGCGTGGTGTGGATTCCCGTGATTGGAATGCCGCCGCAGATGAGATGGTTGATTCCACATGGTATCGTCAAGTGACTAATCGAGCAGACAGATTAGTAGAAAGAGTTAGAGCATTAGCATAATGAAATCTGAAATATTCAAACACAATCCCGTTTCTCTACCAGAGATTAAGGCAAAGACCACTGACGGTGTTCGTCTATACGAAACACCAGAAGGTAACAAGTATCCATCCATCACTACTGTTCTATCAGTCCGTAATAAAAAAGGACTGTTTGAGTGGCGTAAGCGTGTTGGTGAAGATGTTGCAAATCACATTGCAAGAACTGCTGCTGCAAGAGGCACAAAAGTTCATCACATGTGTGAGGACTATCTAAACAATGTGCATCTTGAATGGCCTGATAAGTGGGATAAGCACAAGAAACATTTTCTACCATATGCTTTGTTTAAGGTTTTTAGGGAACAAGCACTGTGTCACATTGACCACATATATGCACAAGAAGCAGGACTCTACAGTGATAAATATAAAGTAGCAGGCCGAGTTGATTGCATTGCTGACTACAAAGGTAAGTTATCAATTATCGACTTCAAAACGTCAACTAAAGAACGTATTGATGCATGGAATGAAAACTACTACATTCAAGGGTCGGCCTACGCAGAAATGTTTGGTGAGAGAACCGGCATAATCGTAGAACAAGTAGTGATTCTTGTGGTCACAGAAGACGGAACCGTTCAAGAATTTATAAAACAAAAACATGATTATATTGAGCCTCTCATCGAAACCATCAATGAATGGAGAGAGAAAAATGAAGTATCTAATGATAGCCCTCATAAGCGTATTTATCAGTTTGGTTTGCGTTCCTAGTGCTACAGCAGATAACAGTAGAGAGTGGACGGCTGGCGACTTAATCTCAGTGGGACTTGTTTGTAAAGATGAAAAATCAATTTTGGAAATCGTTCATGCAGATGTCAAGTCTGAAGAACTTGTCTTAATGACAATGAGCCAATCAATTATGATGGGTGTGTGTATAAGTTTTGAAGGGTCTATGCGGTTTCTAGTGCAGAGAGCATTAGTCCACTATAAAGACCATGCCGGAAGAGCAAGTGTTGTTTTGGGAGTTGGTAATGCAGATCAAGATTCTCTAGGTTGGGTGCTTGCAACTGGTAAATTTGTATCAGAAAAAAAATCTGAAGAAACCTCAATTTAGTCCTTGACAAATATATTCCCGCATGGTATAAATATAATACAGTTTGATGAAACAGATTGAAAGACATACTGGACGGGGGTGCAATACCCCCCGCCTCCACCAAAAGGAGATTATAGTGGAACAGGTATTGATAGGGGGTCAAGATGAAGAACCCTCTAGTACAAAGGGTAAGTAAGTGGATGTTTAGAGCATATATCGTTTGGAGTATATGTGCAGACATAACCTTGCTTGCCGGGATAATATATCTAGTCTTCTTTTGATGGGGGCGAAATAGGTTCGACAGGTGTTAATTAGAGAAGTGGAGAATTGTGGATTGACCACCTTATAGGTTATTACAGTAAATGCAAACGATAATTTTGCACCTATGGCTCTTGCTGCGTAAGCAGTAAGTGTTCGGAGTTTCGGTAGGTTCCTTGGCAACAGAATAACCTACCACTTTAAGTGGGGCATTAGCTCAGTTGGGAGAGCGCCTGCTTTGCAAGCAGGGGGTCGTAGGTTCGATTCCTACATGCTCCACCATTTTGAAATTGTCATGAATAAGGAGAAATTATATTATGGCTACTAAAACTAAAATATCTAAATCCGAAAAAGTCATCTCGGCACTTAAAGGTGGAGCAGAACTTACGGCAAAGCAGATTGCATCTCGCTATGGTGTCAAGAATGTTCGGGCACTTATTAGTTCGTTGCGTATGCAGGGATATCCTGTTTATCTAAATAAACGCACAAGCCTTTTTGGTGGTGAGAAGACGGTATACAATAAGTATAGCCTCGGTACTGCAAGTCGTGCGGTTATCGCAGCTGGTTACAAGGCACTACGCACAGCGTAATGTCTAACGGGTGATGCCGTAATACATCCGTGGGGGTCTACGGTTAGCCCCCAAACTTTTTTTAGGATGAAATATGTTATTAAACTCACCAAAGACATTTTGTATGAATATTGAAAATATAGTTAAAGAAAAGAAAATCTCTCACATGGATGCTGTTCTCTGGTATTGCGAAAAAGAAGGACTAGAGTTAGAAGGCATCTCTCCCCTAATCTCAAAAGCACTCAAAGAAAAAATTGAGGCCGATGCCAGAGAGTTAAATTTTTTACCAAGACAAGCAAAATTACCTATATAGGAACTTGACATTATACAATGTGTTATGATAATATTAGATTATGTTCAACTGTCAGGACTGATGGCAGCAACTCTTGCAATGGAGACTTCAAATGGAAGTAACAATGCATCTGGATGGCAACCCGGCCATTCGTGAAGAAGGTTTTTTTGCCTCCAAGGTAAAAGAACTGGAAAACCAAGTTAAAGTGCTTGGTTTTGATAATGCCGAGTTGGTCAAAGCCAACGAGGAGTTGAAGGAGCGAGTAAAAACTCTCGCAACTCAACGCCCGTCAGGGTTTCGTCCTCGCCGTAATCGACGGTAGGATATCAGGGATGTGTGCCGGTGTAGCTCAGTTGGTAGAGCAGCTGATTTGTAATCAGCAGGTCGTGAGTTCAAATCTTACCGCCGGCACCATTTTTTAAAGGAGTGATTATGTTTAGATGGTTTAGAAAATGGATAGATAATATTTTCAAAGAGAAAGAAACTGGAGCAGAGTTAAATAACATAAGAAGAGAAAAACAAGCAAAACATGAGGATTTATTGAAGTGATGGATGTTACATTAGTCGATAGTATGGGAAGTGATTTGTCGGTAGTCAATGCTGCCCGTGTTTCTTTTGCAAAGGTGCATGAAAATTTTGATGATGATAAGGACACCAAACTGATTAACTATCTCGCAAAGCATAATCATTGGAGTCCCTTTGGTCATGCATCTTTGCAGTTTCATATCAAAGCACCTGTGTTTGTCGCAAGACAGTTAGTCAAGCATCAGATTGGTTTGACATGGAATGAGGTGTCAAGGCGATATGTTGATGAGGAGCCAGAGTTTTACACGCCGTTAATTTGGCGAGGAAAAGCTGATGATAAAAAACAAGGTTCTTCTGACATTGAGATTGATATTAATCCCCCCGCTGGATGCGGCCGTTCTATGGTTGATGATTATGATCAGATTTTGCGTAAATCAAAGTGGACATATGAACAGCTCTTGAGAAGAGGCGTATGTCCAGAACAGGCTCGTATTGTTCTTCCACAGTCAATGATGACTGAATGGTATTGGAGTGGCACACTGTATGCGTTTGCCCGTGTATGCAATCTGCGGTGTAAACCAGATGCACAGGTAGAGACACAGATGATTGCTGACCGTATTGATAAATTATCAGAGGAATTGTTTCCCGCAAGTTGGGACGCTCTACGGTCATGAGTAAAGCTGTTGTCATGGGAAACGGTGAGTCTCGGTCTTGGTATAACCCAGATACTAAATGGGACGATGTGAAGACATGGGGCTGCAATGCCGTTTACCGTGACGCAATGCCAGATAGTCTTGTTGCTATGGACTATGCAATGCAACAGGAAATATATGACTCTGGGTACACGGGAAAGTGTTATTTCTCAAACTGGAGTATTGTTCCATCAGAGGTTGCTGATATGATGCTCATGGGATTTGATATACCAGATGCATTTATTCATAGGAGTGAGAATAAAACTGATCAATGTGTTATATCTGGCAAAGACCCTGCAACGGTTCATGAGACTATTGAATATATGATGAAGATGCATCCAAGTCTAGACATGGATGACCTTAAACTCAAGATGGAAAAAGATGTTGGTATTTGGATCACCTATGTGAATGAGAATGACAACATTAAAGATGTAGGCAATCCTAATCTATCAGCTGGTAATATGGCTTTATTACTGGCATGTCACGAACAGGATGCAGAAGACATTTATATGTTGGGGTTTGATTTGAGCACATACAATGAATCACTCAATAACATATACAAAGGGACAGACAACTATTTGCCCGCAGATGCGAAAGGGTTCAATCCTGTCAACTGGATGAACCAAATGAGTGAGATTTTTGACAAGTATAAGAGTAGAAAATTTCACTGGGTAGACTGCAAAATAAAAGGCACTAAGAGTTGGCATGGTTCGACAGTGCAAGACTACCATTCCAATGTAACGCACTTGTCAAAAGAAGAGTTCTGTAAAGAGCTATTATTGGAAGATTATAAATAAAGGAGTATTGACATTTACTATTACATAATGATACATTTAAACATACTTTAACATACGAAACATATTTAAACATAAGGAGAATACAATGTCGTTTGCTGCATTGAAGAAACAGAATAGTTTGGATTCACTATTGGGTGCTGCCCAGAAAGAATCTGCCCCCCTAGAAAAGAAGTCTTACGTTGATGAACGTCTTTGGAAACCTACGATGGATAAGACCGGCAATGGTTATGCCGTCATTCGTTTCCTGCCCGCACCAAAGGGTGAAGACCTTCCTTGGGTGAAACTTTGGAACCACGCTTTCCAAGGTCCAACTGGTCAGTGGTTTATTGAGAACTCATTGACTACTCTCGGCAACAACGATCCTGTATCGGAGTATAACTCTAAACTCTGGAACTCTGGTATTGAGTCTGATAAAGAGATTGCTCGTAAGCAGAAGCGTAAGCTGCAATATTACTCTAACATTTATGTTGTGAGTGATGCATCAAATCCAGAAAATGAGGGTAAAGTTTTTCTATACCGTTTTGGTAAGAAGATTTTTGACAAGGTGATGGAAGCAATGCAGCCTCCGTTTCCTGACGCTGAACCTGTCAACCCTTTTGATTTTTGGGAAGGTGCAAACTTCAAACTGAAGTTGCGTAAGGTAGATGGATATTGGAACTATGACCTGTCATCGTTCGATAATAAATCTGCACTACTTGAAGGCGATGACGATGCACTAGAGGGAATATATGGTAAGCAATATTCTCTTGCTGACTTCACATCTCCCACTAACTTCAAGTCCTATGATGAGTTGAAGACTCGTCTGGATGCGGTCCTGTCTGGCACTGTTGTTGCCAATACCACAGTTCAGACTTTGATGGAAGATGAACCAAGTTCAACAATCAAGGTTGACACTAAACCAGAACCAGCCCCTACCGTAGAGGTTGATGATGACGCAATGTCATACTTTGAGAAACTCGCAGAAGAGTAATACTATCAGTAGTAATGCTGGTAGGGCTACGAACCCCCACAGAAATGTGGGGGTTTTTCTTTTATTTGAACCCACTGACGAACGAACCGAGGTTTGCAAGAATTCCAACTGAACTATTGTCAACCAATTGTTGCTGCTGACCAAGCGATTGCTCTGTTGTGTTGCCCTCAGTGACACTATTATTAGTTATTATTATTGGAGGAGCTGACTTTCCTCCACCATCAAATTTATCTGCTGTTGCGGCGTTCATTTGTGCAACTTGGTTTGCAGCTGGAGTCGGTAGTGCGCTCATCCTGTCAAGTCGCCTTCTTTCAAGTTCTCGGCGCCTGTCATCCAAATAGGTATTTGGATCTTCATCCATCATTCGGGGGCGGAAAAGCCTCTTAAAGTGTTTAGCTTCATTTTTCATTCTTAAAGTTTTCGGGGTATCGTGACGGATGTCAAGTCGATCCAGTTCTTTGGCGGCACCTTTACTCCCTTTTGCCGCTAGTTCTTTCAAATCCTTCACCCGCTCCGGCCTCGTATCAATTTGACGCTGCATTTCCGCTGCGCTCTTGATGTTAGCTTGTTTCTGTTCTTCTGTTAATCCTCGGCCGAACGGTGTAAGTTTTTCTCCATCACCTGTCACAGGTTCACCTGTCATTGCAGCATTATTTGGTTGTTTTCCCGTCATCAAAAATTCAGCTAATTTCAAACCGACAAAATCCCCAAACATAAAACCACCAACGCTCCCAAGAATGGCACCTACAAATGCACCAATTGGACCACCTCCCAGAAAACCGGCTAAAGTTCCTAGTTTCGCTCCACCTATACCACCAAGAACTCCACCAAGGGCTGCTCCAACTGCTTGAATTTTCTTTTCCTTTGATATTGTGTCATCCATCAGAATAGGCGCCAAGAACGCAGCACTGAGCGCTGTCCCTAAGAATGGTATTCTTTTGGCAATTGCTTCCAACCTCGGAAATTTGTTAAGATGGGAAAATTTTGACATACCGCTTGACCCAGACGGTTTGACATTTGTATTTGCGGCCTTAGGCGGTGAAGTCGGAGTTGCTGCACTTCTAGTTTGAGCAGCAGCAACGCCAGCACCACCAGCTGCGGCACTAAGACCAAACACCGACAGCAACCCTGTCCCCGCCCTGGCAACACCACTTGCTATGCGTCCAAATCTACCCTTCGATTTTTGTCCCTTGCTGCCGAAAGCGCCGCCTACACCGCCGATACCAGCGGCCGCCGCTGCGATTTTTCCAAATGCAAAGGCTGATAAAATTGTGCCTAATGTTTTAAGAATTACTCCCAAGATTGTGAACCCCGCTACGACCTTGGCAATATCTGTAACAATTTCCCCCAAACTTTCTTTACGGCCAAAGTATTCTCTTAAAAATTTTCTTGTCTTCTCATAGAACTTGCTATTGACAAAAAATAAAAGCAGAGCACCTAAAGCTAGTCCAAGTATTTTTGGAAATTTCTTAAAAAAACCTTTTACTGGGTCTATGAATTTTCTTTTTACATCTCCTAACATTTGAACTGGTTTTGAAGCGGCAACGGTGGTTTTAAATCTTCCAAGTAGTCCTCTTTTATTCTCCCTGGCTGCTAAC